TCTGGATTCGTATTTGAAGGAGTAAGATTCTTTGAATCTACAAACTTCCCATCAAAAACAATTACGGTCGATATTGGAGATGGAAATGGAGCTGTATCTAAGACAACTCCAGCAGGACTATTTTTTGGTCCTCAAGCTATCGGTGTTGGTATCGGTGGTCCTAATGCTCAGGTTCTAATTAATAATAATGATGATTTTTCAAGATTTATCATTCTTATTTGGCAGCTATATGCTGGCTTTGCGAACTTGAATAAGGACTTCATTACCACTGCCTTCACAATTACAGAGTAATAGGAGGTATTAACTAATGGCATCTTATAAAGAAGAAGCCGGAGCTATCCTACAGCCCGGTAATCAGATTAACCGCTTATCCTCATTTAACAATGAAGGTGTATTTGGTTGGCCAGGATTTGAAGCTTTTGAATTAATTGGTTATGTAAAGGTAACTAATTTAACAGCTGCTAAAGCAGATAACAAGAGCTTTAACATTACTGTTCCTTCTCCAGATAGAAGAGTTAGTGATCGTGTAAGAGATGATCGTACTAGCTTAGTAGTTCAAGCGGATGCAGCTAGACCTGCATATGTTTATGGAGCTTCCATATCAATTGCACAGGACAAGCCTACTACAGCAGAAGGTGGACTTCCTGGCTTCCCAGCGCAACCAATAACAGCAGATCTCGGTGGTACAACCTCTGAGTTATTGCTTTTAGGTCCTGATAATAGTGGCGCACCTCTTGGTGTACCTTCTACACAGGCAAATGGATTAGCAGCAGCGTCTAGTACGCTAACTGCAGCTAGTTCATTATTTGCTCAAGGATCAGAAAATGTAACATTAGCAAAAATTCCTTTTTGGAGTGCTGTTACAACAGCTGGTATTGATGATCAGGATGCGGCAAACGCTATGTTGTATAAAGTAACAGCAGACACAACTTTCAAAGTTTATAATGTCAATGCTGTCACAAATACTACAGTTACTGGCGATGGTGTATTTATCTCACAAGATGATTCAGATGCAGGTAGAGCAGCATACATTGTATGTCGTGTAAACTATCTACGCCCAGCTAAAGCTGTTGCTTGGAGCGATGTTGAAGCATTTGTGGATTTTGCTTCACAAGTCGGTGGAACAGATTCATAATCTATATCTTTATAGAAATACCAAAAAGGCGAGTCTCTCGACTCGCTTTTTTATTGTCAATAAAAAATTATTAAGGTAAGCTAAATTAGAGGAAAACAATTCTTATTATGTTATATCAACACAAAGTCACTGGTGGTTTGGTAGAGAAGATATCTCAGCACGGGGAAGGCATCTTTATGGTAGTTAATGCAAATGATGAAGTGGATTATGTTCATGAAGATGATTTAATTCCACATTTAGAAGCAACCAGTGAAAAAATAAAAACAGAGGAAAGATTGACTGCGGAGTTAAAAGCTACCGGAGATAAAAATGCAAAACCAACTAACAGAGAAACCTTTCCTCTTGATAGGCGTTTAAATATAAACACTGCAAGTGCAAGACAAATTGCCGATACTCTCCCTGGGGTTGGTTTAAAGACTGCTAGAGACATAAAAGATTTACAAACAACAATGACAGGAGAAAGATATACAAAGCTAGAACAGTTAAGAGGAATTAAAAGAATTGATTGGGATGCGATTTTCAAAGAGAACTTAGTGAGAGTAGACTAATAGCAGGTGTATTTTACTTGTTTGAATGAAGCTCGATACCTTTTTACAGTCAAAAGTACGTTGGCATTTAGGTTATAACATAACCTCTATACCAGCCGGTGACCAAGCTAGATTAGAAGAAGCACTTAACAATGTGCAAGACTCTTTTTGGGTAACTAAAATTGTAGAGCAAGTTGGCAGATGTGATGAAGCCGAAAAAAGAACTGATATGACAGGAAGTATTAATAATGATAATATCCCAAAAAATAGAATAGAAAGTATTCTTGGTGATGTTGATCGTACCGTTTCTACTTCCGATTTTCGTGAGACATTAAAAACTTGGACAGAAATTTATATTTATGAAACAGATAGATTAGCAATGCATCTTTATGTTCCTAATTATCGTAATCCAGAACAGGCTAGATATAGATTTAACAGAGAAGGTGCAGAGTTTATTCAAGCTTTACCAGGTCCAGCCGATGTAGCAGTGGGTACACGTTTATTCTTAGAAATGAGTCACAGGTAAAACATTTCCCCCTGTTATTCTTAAGGAAAGAATTGTAAATTTGTAATGGCAGTAACCTACTTTCAAGACACAATATTTTTTACTGATACGACTTTAACTGCCCCCGGAGATGGTAGCGTTTTACAGGTAGCATCAAATAATTTTTTTGCTACAAAAACTTATACTTTAACGGCTACAATAGCTTCAATTAACACTAACGTAGTTGTTCGTTTAGATGGAAGCATCGATGGTACTAATTATGCTCCTATTATTGCAGCTCAAACTATTACCTCAAATGGGACTTCTATTTATAGTGTTGCCGATAGACCTGTAAAATTTGTTAAAGCTGTATTTGTCAGTGAGGCTGGCGGAACTGCTGCAACAGTGTTATTTAATATAGCTGCTATATAAATGTCTGTTTTACCTCGTACACAACTTGGATATACTCTGGGCATAAGAAGAGATAAAAATATTTATGGTCAAGGTGAAAGACCTCAAAAAAATCCGTTTGCTGAAGGTAGAGGACGTACTAGAATGGCAGGAGACAGAAGAGTAGACATCTTTACTTCAGAAAGGGATTATTTAAGAGCCCCAACTGTTAGAGGTGATTTTTTACCTAATCGTTTTGTAGCTTCTGTACCTGTATCTAGAATGGAGAATTCTGATGGCTAAAGGAAAAATGCCTCCCCAGCTTCTTGAATATTTTAAGAACAAGAATAAAAAGAAAAATGATGGTAGTGGTGAAAAAATGTCTGACAAAGAAAAACGTAAAGAAGCTTTAGAAAAAGCTAAAGATGCTAAATCTAAAAAGGATAAAAAATAGGAAAAAAACCTTCCTATATAATTAAAATAACTCTTTTCGAAAGTAACAGTGTCAAGTAGTAGTTCAAACAAACAACCATTAATGGTGGATCGCCCAGCAACCGCTTCCACATTATGTACGGTTTCATCAGGGCAATCTTTTTTAGTAAGTTTACTTCCAACAGCTGTTGGTAACGCTACAAAAGTATTTGATGTTGATTCGGGTTTAACAGATACTGCAATAAGTGGAGCTTATGTAGACGAAATATTTTTTAGATATACTAAAAGAGTGATAGAAACTGTAGATGCTGTTACTGCTCCTACAGGAACATATTCGGCTAATGGCACTACTTGCACAGTTACTCTTTCATCTGGTCATAATTTAGAAATTGGTCAAAAAGTATTTTTAGACTTCCTTACATATAGTTCAGGTACTGTTCCAAAGGATGATACATTTACTGTTGCAGATACTACTAATTTCACGGCCACTACTTTTGACGTGACTATTCCATCTGTTGGATCAACAATAACAGGAAATGTCGCTATATCTTTACCTATTGATTTCTGTTTTTACTTAGTAAATACTGGTGTGGTGACAAACATAAATCAATTTTTCCCTTTATTTGTGGCAAGTGTAGACTCTTCCCAGCAACAATATAGTCTTACTCAACAAAAAATATTGCCTTTTATAAATCATCCTACAGTTCAAGCTGGATCTAATTTTGGTTCAGCAAATAATGAAATAGCTCCTAAACAAAGAGGTTTAATGCTGAAAAGAGGACAAGCCTTGTATGTGGCGGCAAGTGGTGCTACTGCTTTAACAAATGGATTTTATTGTAATGTTCAAGGTGGCTTCTACTAAAAATAATGGCATTCGAAATAAGAGATTTTGATAAATCATCAAATTTCGATTTTACAAAAAAATTTAAAAATTTTGATAATAAATCAAAAGATCTTAGTATTTATCCAAAAGGGACTGATGGCTATCAATTAGAGAGTGAAGTAAAATTTTATAATCAAGATTCTTTGTGGACAAGATGGCGAAGAGGATATGAATTATATGTGATGATGCAGACGATATTAGGATCAACTTCTAAAGAAAGAGATAGACGAGGTGATTATAGATTATTTTTTACATTTCAACAGTTTCCCGGTGTTTTTATACCAGCAAGAATATTTACTTTTCCTTCTAAAAATAAAGAATTAGGTGAACATGTATGTGGAATGAGAGATACAGATGGGTTTAGTTTTTACAATTTTGGCCTACCAATACTTGCAGTAAGATATTTAGCTCCATCGGTAGATGCCACTTATCAGCAAAATGGAACTAATTTAGTTGTGACAAAAACAGATCATGGATTATTTCCAGGTGACGATGTTTTTTTAGACATATCTACTGGAAATGCAATTGATGAAACATTAGAGATTGTAAGTAAAACTCAAAATACATTTACGGTAACAGCAACAAATTCTTTAACAACTTCAGGTGATGTAACTTATCATAATTCGACAGAATTTAATGATACTCGTTGGCGATTTGTAAGAGTTAAATTAAGGTCTTTACCTACAGAAGTAGCATTTCTTGCTGGTGAAAGAATGGCAGATAGAATAATTGAGAAAGATCCCGGTATTTCTTCTACCTATACAAGATCAGGTTCTGAAGCAACAATTACCTGTAGTTCAGTTCATGGTTTATCAACCGGTAATAGAGTATTTTTAGATGTAAGCACTGGTAATGTTTTATCAGGAAGATACACAATAGAAGTAACCTCAACAACACAATTTAAGGTAACCACAATAACTAGTGGATCTACTTCAGGAAATCTTACTTTGAGTAGATTGTTAAGAGGATTTAGATATGACGATTATGTAGGCTATACAGTTACTGGATCTGATGCTAACACTAACGAAATAATATTTCAAAAAAAAGATAGCTATGGTGCAAAGACTATAGATACAGTGGCAAAAACAACTGTACCAGCCCATAGGGGTTTTGCTGTAGGTAGGTTTTTAACTACAGAATTAAGATGGAATTGTTCCTGCCAAGATTTTTCTAGAAGAGATACATATGATTTATTTAAAAGATCAAACACTTCGAGATTTCCAGTCACTCCTATTCGAGATACAAAGCCTGGAAATGTACTGCAACCAGATGGAACACTTAGTGACGAAAGAGACATTCCCGGCACATTTAGAGATTTAGGATATGTCACTATTAATAATTTTTATGAATTACCAGAATATGAAGACAAAAAAGAAGATTCTTTTCAAAATTTACAATATTATCAACTACGTTGGTGCAAGCATATTTATGCAGCTATGTGGTCGTTAGTGCATGATGAAGGTAATGAGCCACTTAAATTATCAGCGACGTATTCTCAATCAGGAGTAAATATTACAGTAGATTTTGAAAATCATAATTTAAATAAAAACGATAAAATTCAATTAAATTTTACCAGCGGAAATGCAATTTCAGGAGAGTACACAGTAAGTGATGTGCCTAATCTTAATAGTTTTGTAGTTGTTTATCCCTTTGATGAAACTACTAGTGGTTATGTAACAGTAGAAAATTTAAAGAAACATGAATATGTCGGAGCATGGTTATTAGAACCAAATGATAAACCTATAGGTCAGGGTCTTAAAGCATGGGAAAGAAACTGGAAGAAAGAACAAGAAAAACTTAGAGAATCTGCAGAGATATTTGCTTTATATAATCGGTCAACAAAATGGGAAGGCAATAAAGAAATTACTGGTAATTTTAATAATAAACAAAATGTAGCTAATTTTGATCCATCTGTTGTAGCAATGACGTTAACAGATAGTTTAAAACGAGATGCACAAGGAGGATTGGATAGATCCGGACAATCTTTAAACACTACAAATAGAATGATTGCAATGGTAAATAAATTATTTAATAAATCCCCAACAGTTTTAGATGATATAAAGTTTGGGATAATAAATAAACCTTTAACTGAATTTACCGATATTTTTGAATCTGGTTTGATTAATGCAGGCGATTATATAAATGGAGAGTTAGTAGATTCTGCAGTAAATACTAGTAATCTTGATGCTAGTACTTATAACCCAAATACTGACCAAGATACAGTAGTAGATGCAGGACTATACATAAACGTAGAGACTTAATTATGGCAGTACAAATTCAAACAAGAAGATCCAGCACACTTAATGATAGACCATTTCCAACAAGGTTAGGAATTGGTGAACTTGCATTAAATAATCACAGTACGAGTCCAGGATTATTTTTTGCTGATAATGTTGCTTCTCCAAGTACTGGATTAATAAAAGTAGGTCCTGTCCATATTGGAAGCACTGCACCAAATAATTCAGCAGCCGGATTTACATCATCAAGCAAAGGAGAGACTTGGTTAGATACAGCAAGCACTCAGATATTTAAAGTATTTGATGGATCGTCATTTCAACCTGTAAAAGCCGTAGCATCTGTTTCTTCTGGTCAACCTAGTAATCCTATTGATGGTCAACTACACTGGGATACAGCTGGAGGTGGTAGTGGAGTTCTAAAAATATATTTAGCTTCCAGTTCTGCTTGGGTTAATGTTTAATTTTTACTTAAAAGATGATCTAAAATTCTATCTAATTTAGTATGCACTGCTTGCATTTCTCTTAGAAAATCTTCTTTTAATACATAATCATGAATTACACTATTTTTTAAATCATCTACTTCTCTTTGAACACGATCAAATTTTTTATCTATTTTTCTATTAAAGTTTCCTAGAGCTCTACTGATACCAGCGAAGGCACCAATACTACCAGATATAATTGCAGCAATTACTTGAGGTTCCATACTTCTATTATAATAGTAGGCACAGTTTAAAATAGATATTAATAGAGGTTAATTATGTCCACTGCTTACGAACCTAATATAGAAGGAGCTATTGCAGTCCTAAGAGATTTGATGATAGCAAATAATTTTACAATGACTCGTCAACCATATGAGCCTAATTATAGAGGTTTAGTTGATGCAGTAATAGACGTTAAAGATGGTTTTCCCAATTTTGCTCCTTTACAAGTTGGTTTTGATGCTACAGCATTTGAAGATGTTAGTGAGGGAGATGCCTTATTTATGAGAACATCTGATGGTCAGGTAGGAAAAGCGAGTGCTGCCGATGGGACAATAGAAAATGCAATTGTAGTGGGGTTTGCTAACGCAGATGCAACAGCTAATTCTACAGTTAAAGTAATTGTTATTGGTATAAAAACTATGAGTGGTTTAGATGCTGGTGATTTATATTTTCTTTCTCCAAGCACTGCAGGGTCTATAACTTTAACACCTCCTTCAAGTGCAGGACAAGCCGTTGTTCGCTTAGGTGAGGCTGCGACTGCAACATCATTAGCAATACAAATCGAACCCCCTATCAAATTAAGCTAATGGCTATTGTAAAAAATTATCAACCGTATGAACCAAATGCTCAGGGATTTACAGAATCACTTTTAGATTTTAAATCAACCTTTGTAGGAATACCAGCCCCGAAAGTTACTGGTTATGTTGCTACCACATTTGAAAATGTGACTCAAGGAGATGCAGTTTATGCAAGAGCATCTGACGGTTTTATAGGTAAAGCTATAGGCAATAATAGTTTTGATAAAGCTAAAGTTGCTGGTTTTGCAGAAACTACAGAATCATCCGGATCACAAGTAAGGGTATTAGTAAGAGGAATTATTGCTACATCTGGTTTAAATTTTGGTAATCAATATTTTTTATCAACAAGTTCAGCAGGATCAATTACAGAAACACCGCCTTCTGGTTCCGGTAATTATTTAACACGGGTGGGTGAGGCAGGTTCTACAGGTCAATTTATTATAAAAATAGAAACTCCTATTTTACTAAGCTGACAGTTTACTAGACGTAAAATAAATATAACTAGTGATTCAATAAATTTTGAATTACGTCGAAATATAAAATGGCAACAAGAAAGGCACTTGTTTTAGTTTCAGGTCTATTTCAGGAGTTAAATTCTTCTTCTGATAAA